GTACCACCAACTACTGACCAATTTGTAGTAACATCAAAAGCACCATGCCCATTTGTTAAATCATCCCCAAAGAAATTTGTAGTAGCATGGTTGCCCATGAGGACTTCTTTGACTGAAACATTGTCTACTGTTATTGAATTACCATTAGTATATCCACTAACAAATCTTATAGTAATAGATGTAGATGTTGCAGTAAAATATTGAGTATAAGTTTTTTGACCTGTGTCTAAATTAATTACAGAGCTTGATAAATTTGTTCCATCCCAATATCCATAATAAGCAGAACCTCCAGATTCAGTAACAGTAAATACTGCTTTATATAAAGCTCCATTAACTGCTGTTATACCTTCTTGCTTTACAAAATTATTACCACTACCACTATAAGTATAAACTACTGCACCACTTGAAGTATCTGCTGTACCTCCTGCTCCAATACTCCACCCTGTAGTTCCATTACTATAATCACCATTAGTAATTATATTACCACCCAACTTCTTCTCACTATGGTCATATACTATTGATTGTGGACTTTCTGGGTTACCCTCAATCATAGGATACCAAGCTACAAGGTTGTCCTGTACTGCACTTGGTGTGTTTTCTGGTTTTTTGTAAAGCTCTTGTACTTGTGCTTCTGTAAGAGCAGAATTAAATATTTTGAAATCGCACATACTGCCCTCAAAATGGTCAGTAAGATATTTACCAATTTGAAATGCAGTTCCAGATAAATTACCAGTCGATGATGGTATAGTTCCTGTATATGTAAGTGACTGCTCTTCCCCATTTATATATGCTTTAAGCCTATTGCTATTACCTGTGCCACTTCCGTTAAACACTAAAGATATATGATTCCAATCTGTTGATGTAAAAGCTACACTTCCATAAGCGTTACCACCATTATAAACATTAAAATACATAATATTATACGCTATTGCCATGCGTATCAGATTTGAACTGCTTGATGTTTTATTATATAAATAATCTAAACTATTTGTATTATCTGATTTAATCCACACAGATATTGAAAATGCAGAAGCACTATTTAAAAATGTTAAATCTCCACAATCAAGGTAATCAGATACCCCATCAAATACTAATGCTCTGCCACCATAGACATCTGCGTGATCTGCAATGTTAGCAGTAAGTTTAGGAGAGTCTCCGTATCCAGAATTAATTGTCGTAGCCATTAGTATAATCCTCCATCGTTGTTACCTACAGAATCTGTTGTACCTGCACTTATTAATGTAGCACCACCATTTACAGTTCCGTTATTTCCATTGCCGCTTAAATCAGTTACTGTTGTAGCATTGTCCATTTTCCAATATCCTACAAGACCAGAGTTAGATGATTCATCTCCTCCTATACCATCATTGTATATTGCTAATACTTCTTCTGCTGATTTGGCTGTGGAGTAAATAGATGTAGAACTTATCTGCCCTGCCCAACTTAATGCACCTGTATTAATTGCACCTATAAGTAGTGTTGATGCTCCTGCATATATGGATGATGGCATACTTGAAGCTGTAGATGCTATTTCTACTCCATCTTGAAAAAGTTTGCAAGTACCAGAACTAAATGTAACAGCATACTGATGCCATTCATCTATAGTAGATAAAGCACTATCTGATGTTTGTGAACCTATTGTATCCGTTCCATCAGCAGATACAGTAAAAATTAATTTTTCATTAGAATCTATAGCAAAAGCATAAGACCTATTATTAGAACCTGTAGATGTGTATTTAGCAACAAGTTCATCATAATCTGATGTAGATGTGCTATGCTTTGCCCATGTAATAATAGTAATTTCAGTTGTTTGGTCTAAACTATCATTATCAGCAACTGTTATATAATCATCTACACCATCAAAATTTAATCCCTTAACTTCACTACTACCATCAAGTGGATAGTACGCAACGATGTCGTTAGTTACTTCTTTTGCAGAAAGGTTAGTAATAAATATTTCTTGTGAGCCATTTACAGAATCAAAATACAATGAAGATGTACCCGCATTTACAAAATAAATAGTATGTTGTGTGCTTGATGTTGTTAATGCTTGAGTTCCAGAATTAACTGCTCCTGTCCACACTCTAACATTAGGTGCAGTACCGCCACTATAATAAGCATTAAATACTACTTTATAAAGTTTACCAGAACTACCTGCAATAGTTCTTTGTGCCCCACCTGCATTATCAACATGAGTAATTTTTACACCATCAGTAACAGTATCTACATCATTACTTCCGTAAGCACTCCAATTTGTATCAACATTAGTAGTAAGTATTTCACTACCCAATGTACTCTTTACATCAGCAGGAATGTTTGAGTATGAAGTAGATTCCATAAGGGATTGGATTTGTGCTTGAGTTAATATACCTTGCCATATTCCTAATTGAGATATATTACCATCAGTAGTAAAATCTCCTGCTTCACCACCTATATATAAATTATCTGAAGCATCAGATACATAAGTACCAGAAGGTGCAGTTACTGTTGTAATAGCAACACTCACTCCATTAATATATATAGTGGGATTATTAGAAGTTGAACTATTATCATAAGAAACAGCAATATGAATCCACTCATTATATGTTATATCTCTTGATGTAGTAGTCCATTGTCCAAAATTATCCCAACGAACTGCAAATCTTAACTTACAAGTATCCCCACTTTCGTCTTTATTGCTTATATGCCATCCAGAAGGTTGAGAACTTCTTTTTACAACATAAAATCCAGTATTTTCACCTATAGAATGACTATTTATCCATCCTGTAATTGTTCCTCCACCTGTCCAAATATCATCTAACAAAGAATCTGAACCAACATCAATGTAATCTGTACTTCCGTTGAAACTCGAACTACCATCCCCAATCGCATCTGCTTGTCCTTCTTTAGCTACATCAACTGCACGAGGTAAGATTGGTGCATTGCCACCATATACTGATGTGGTAGTTGTTGCTCCTGTAACTACACCTGTGTTTGATACTTCTTGAAGAACAATATCTGTTATAGTTCCTCTAAATCCCGTAGAACGCATAACAAGAAGATTTGCAGAACCTGCAACTAAATATTGCTCGTGAGAACCAACAGTAGTTGGTATGCCACCTGTAAAAGCTGAACTACCACCGCTGTGAGCCAGACCACTTCCTGTTTGAGTGAGTACAGTATATGTAAGTCTATAAAGTTTTCCTTGAGCTATACCGCTAATATTAAAAAAAGCATATCCATTTTTTACAAATTCTAAAATATTATTTGTATAGTTATTACCTAATCCTGTAATGCTATCAAAACTTTTAACATCGCTACTTAATATTTCTCCTGTTTCAGATTCTATTAATCCGCTACTTACACTATTGTCAGTTACTTTTTGTACATCGTCTAATGCCCACCATGCTACTAAACTTGTTTTTTCTACACCCTTTAGTTGGCTATAGGATTTGTTCATTATGGATTGGACTTCTTCTTGCGTTAATGCCCTTGACCACATAGCAACATTAGCAAGTTTACCTTTAAAACCTTTACCACTTGAAAATTCAGCATTGCCTATTTCAAAATTTTCTGATGGATTTACTATTGTGCCTGTATCTGCATCTGTATCTCCTAATACACCATCTTTGTATACTTTTCTATTTACACCATCAAAAGTACCTACTATATGAACCCAAGTTTTATCTGGTATTGACACATTTGAATTATTACCATTAACATACCATAAAACACTACTCCCACTACAATAAAGCATTGCTCCATTACTACTCCACCTACCTGCTATTGTATCGTCTGTTGTTCCATCTCTATAAACCCAAGCTGATAAAGTAATACTTTGCCCACTTACATCTATTTGACCACAATCAATTCTATCACCACTACCATCAAACTCTGTTGAACCTTCTGATGGGAACTTTAGCGTGTCTGACTTTTTAGAATTAAAGTCGAGGTATAGTTTAAGGTTGTCCTTAACAAAGGTTAAAAGGGATGCACCACCTTTGACTAAACTACTAGATAATCCTAGCATGTTAGCCTAAATATGCTACAACTGAACCACTAGCTAAAGTAAATCCAGTCCATCTACCAAAAATTGTAACACCTTGTGGAAATGTATTCCCAGAGTCTACAGCATCTCCATTACCACCTGATGTTCCTATATAATCAGAACTTTCTGGTAATAAAGCACTAAAAGTAGCGTCTTCTAAAAATTGAATAGCTACAATACTTTTGCCTGTAATTGCATCTGTACCATCCTCAAGCAAGCAACCAGCTTGTCCTAATGCTACATTGTTAGACTCATTAACTGAATATTTATGTAAATCTGCCATTTTGTTTCTCCTATCTTATGCCTTACCGAGCGTGACAATTCTCATGGGCATATTGGTTATCTAAAATCTGCTGGCACTATAGATCTTGTACCGCCAGTCTTATCTCTTTTCTTTGAGCCAAATCTTCTTATGGCTTCATCAAAATTTTTCTGATGCATATTTGCAAGTTGTATTGATGCAGCTGATACATTAGGGTCTTGAGCTTGACTAGCTCTATCCATGTATAAACACTTCTTAACATAATCAACTACTGCACTATGCATTGTGTTATCTATATCTAAAGAATCTGTTATTGCACTTACACTATTAGGTTCTCCATAATAATGTATTAATAATCCATCAGTAACTGATTCTGCTATAGCTTGAAATTTTTTCCTATGAGAGCTTCTATTGTCTCCATTACTATCAACGCTAGTTACTAAACAAAGTTTATCTCCCTCGATAAACCATCTAGCAACGCTCTCTGGATATTTTATATTACTAGCCATATTAATCTGGCCTTTCTACTGCTGATTCATAAGTATATCTAACTTTATTAACAGTCCATGTTGCTTTCTCACCATTACCGGGAGAGGTAAAAATTACGTAATCACCAACTTTATATCCTAAAGAAGCTGTTGTAACAGCAGTTAATTTTGGATGACCACTTGAATTAGTTGTAATTGTTACTCTAAGTGTATTTGCTCCACTACCAGTTGTACTATGAGGTGCAACATCTGTATGAGTTTGATTAGCAGTCCAAGTTCCAGTATATGTATTTGGAACTCCACCAGCTCCAGATAATGTAGTAATAGCAGTACTAGTATTCGGAGTAAACGACAATACTTCTCCTGTGTCTTCAAATGAATCCATTAGTAAAATATTATCATCAACTAACCTAGGTATGCGTATATAATCGCCTTCGTTATCCATTAGGTCAACTCTAAAAATTTTATTTGCTTCTAATTTATTTGTAGAAGAATCTGATGCCCCATCTCCTATATCATACCACATTTGATTAGCAACTGTACTAATTCTTGATTGTACTGATTTAGTATCATACATACCTATTTGTACAAGAGCATCATTAATTAAAGTCATGATATACTTTTCTGGTGCTCCCGGAAAGTTTTCACGAACTCTACTAATTAATTGCTTTACTGTTATGCCATGAACTGCCATATTATAAACTTTCTATCTCTCTTTTATAATCATCTTTTAACTGAGCCAGTATTGGTATTATTAACTCAACATCTTGGTCGTGAGCTAACATATACTCTGAAGCTTTTATGCAAGCTAATAAGACTACTGCTCTCTCTGCTTCATCTGGAAATGTAGCTATAGTTGTATCGTCATAAGATATAGTCGGAAACTGAACTTCAGAATACTTGCAAGCTCCAGAAGCAGGTAATACATCTACCTTATTATTTTCTACAAAAAATACAGGGTCTGTAGCTGTTGCTTGATTAATATCATCAGCATCAGAATACCTACCTTTTTGATTTGCCTCTATTCTCCTGCAAGGTTGTTCTATGCTACCATCATTTCTTGTTATATGTAAGATATGACCAGTATTTAAAACACTAGGAGAACCAGATGTAAATGATACCTCAGATGCACATAAATGAAGAAGTCTTTTAGGAAGCATGTTTATAACTTCCTTTGCAGAATCCTTTAACCATTGATCTGTTAAAGTTCTGTAAGTTTCTCCAGTAGCAGTACTGTCTGAGCTATCAGCGTCAAACCCAGTTAATGCATGTATCTCTTGTGAAAAGTTCCAAGCCATTTATTACTTCTTTTTCTTTTTCATCTTTTTGCTAGATGCTTTTTTCTTTTTAGGCGGTCTGCCTTTTTTACTTCCGTATGTACCCTTACCGTATGGCATTTACTTTCTCCTTCCAAAAGTTTTTTTGTTTAGCTTCTCTTTGTGCTACCTCACTAGCTACATGGTCATCTAAACTTATTGTATTAAATTCTATATCGCTTCTCTTACCCTGCTCGCTCATCATAAACATATTAGTTGTAAACAATGGAGCTGATGCTCTTTTACCACAAGCTTTACAATAAAACCAGTTATCTTTATTTGGTGTGTTACAATGTATACAATTCATATTCAAAATAGTGGGGACATCATAAGACATCCCCACATATCCTTTATTTGTTAGTCAGCAGATTTAGCACCAACATCGCCAAAATACATGACTGTTAGGTCATCATTAGCGGCTGCAGCTGCACCTAAGGTAACTGTAATTACACTACCAGAAACTGAACAACTTTCAACGTAAGTTCCGTTTGTATTTGTGTTTCCAAGGCATGCAATTGCGTAACCATCCGCAGGTGCGTCTGATGGTATATCAACTGTTTGAGAAGCAGAAGCTCCACAATTATGGTCAATTGTGTAGATTCCACCACCTATGTTTTTTTCTAGTACATTAGCTCTCATGATTAAACTCCTTGTAAGTGAATTAACATATGGCTTTCAGGAAGTGATACTTCTAATCCAGCTTCAGTTAAAATCATATCTTTACGTAAGTCTTCATCAGCTGCTTGAACGTTAGTCATGATTTGAGTGTCTCTGTTAACACCATTACCGACTAATGGTCTGTAAGCAACATTGTCCATATCAACTAAGCACAAGAAGCCAGAAGCAAATCCTCTGAATAGAGGCTCCTTAACTAAATTCATTGTACCGTGAATTGTTTCAATCTGTAAGACTTGATGTCCAAAAGAACCTTGAGATTTTTCTATATTATATCTAAGCTCGTTGTTTATTGAACCGTCAAGAAAGCTATTAGAATCCATCTTGTTAAAGAAAGTAATTACAGGTAAACTAGCCAAAGCTAATTTAGAACCTGAGTTACCTCTTGCTGGGTCATAAAGAACTTCAAAATCACTTAAGATTCTATCATAAGTAAGTTGAGCTCTTGTTGCACTCCTAAAGTAAGGAGAGCCAGCTGAGTAAGCTAGGTCATCACTTCCTGTTACAGCAGTACCGTTAGCTAAGATATGTCCAGCAATACCTTCAGTATACTGGATTCCACCTTGACTAGCACGCTGACCAAAAAGCATAGCTCTTTCGATGTCTACTTTGTGCTCACGAAGTTTAAGATTCCAAATTCTTTGGAACTCATCTGCGTAACCACGGTAACGAGTAGCTCTTGCAGTATTAGACATTTCACAAGCTGTTTTAAAGATTTGGGTATAACCAAAATCGTTATCAAGCTCTTCTGACCATACGTCTGGAGAACCAGAACCTTCAGCAAAAGAAGTACCGATTACAGTACACTTTGCATTATCAACTGTTCCACCAGAATCTGCACCAGAAATTGTCTTACCGATAAAAGAAGTGTCACTTCCCTCATCAACTGGATTAGACTCAATTCTTACGATAACTGGGTCTGATACAGAACTACTTTCTTGCCCTATTGCAAAAACCATTCCTTTGATAAGCCAATCAACTGAAGCTCCTCCAGAGGTGTCGACATTATAAGATAATGTAGAACCAACAGCAGGTATAGCTTCTTCACCTTTTAATGAGAAAGAACGGTCAGTCATAGATACTTTTGTTCTATCTTCTAGAAAACGGAACTGTGGGTCATCGGTTGGAACTTTAGCTACCTTAGAAAGATACACGAAAAACGGGGATTCGTCTGGAGCTAAGTCTGCAACACGGTCTGAAAAGTTGAATAAACGCCTAGTATGATAGCCTGAAGCTGCCGAACCGGGGTCACCAACGTTCACAATTCCTGCATTGTAATTCGCCATTTAAGACTCCTTTATATATTATTATTTCTACTATTCGTGCCAATAACTCCATTCCAGATTTCATCTAGCTCATTTGGCTTGCTAGGTTCTCCACCTTGTAAGACGCCAGCTGTTTGAGGAATGTTTTTAGTCCTCTTTACAGCTTCTATACTCTCATTAGTTATTGTCTCAGGAACGTTATTAAATTTCCTATATACATCAACTAATATATTGAGCGGAACATCTTGCCTAGGCTTTGTAGCAAACTGGACAAAATCATCAACTTGATTCTGATCTGTCATATTGTATTTACTAGATAATTCCTTCTTTAAGTTATTGACAGCCATTGTCTCTTGTATGCCCTTCATCTTTTCATTTACAGCATTATCTACAAGAGATTTCTGTTCCCTAACTCTCATCTCGTAAGATGGAGAGCCGGGCTTATAGTAGGCTTCCCATGGGTCGAATGAGTTTTCATCAAGTCCCTGTTGTGGGTCTTGAGGACTACTTACATTCCCAGTTTGTTCACCGTTCAAGGTTTGTTTCATTGCTTCCACTACATCTGGCCTTTCTTTTAATACATTTCCTAGTTTTTCCAACTGTTTCAATTCATTGTACTCAGCTTTCATCTTATCGTATTCTGCTGATTTTTTATCGTACATAGATTGAAACTTCTTAGCATCGTCCTGAGGATTTGCCTCAGGCTCTGCTACTACCTCTTCAAAATGATTATCTGCCATTTCCTCCTGAACAGTTTCTTCTTGTTTAAGGTTATCTTCCATTTTAAACTCCTCGATTTCTTTTAATTAATAGCTTCACCCTTACGGATGTCATTTAAAAGCAGAACCGTGTGTTCCTCAAACGTCCTAACGGACACCCTTCCTACCTTTGTGGTTCTTGTTTTCCTAGTCTTTCCTGCGCATCTACTACATTCTTCAACTTTTCTAACTTTACTTTATTATTGAACTTCATGTCCGTCATAATATCCTTAAGCTGTGACTTAAATTTTTGTGCTTCGACCTGCTTCCTAGAGTGAACATTTTCACGTTGAGAAGTCTGCAAATCTCCGCTTAAGTCTTTTATTTGCTTTTCTAGTTGTTTAATATAGCTTTGCATTTGTGCCATCTGACCTTTCCTTTTCAAGACACCTTCTTTGTCAAAAATCTCTGATTTCTTTAAGACCTCGACATCGTCTACCAAGCCCATCTTAAAAGCATCTAAGTACATCTGATATTCAGCTACTCTATTAGACGGCAATGTTGAGCCTGATACTATTCTTACGTCATGCTGACCAATACTAATATCATTTTGTATCGATTGCAATTCACGAGTTTTATCATCGTACATCTTCGTATTGATTGTATATTCAGTTAAATCATTATTCGGTTGTACAATTCTAAAAGTTTTTTGATAAGTGTAATGACCCTTGGCTAAATTATAAATACACCTACCTAATCTGTTTAAGCTTCCTTCAATATCTCTTAACTTTGACTTACCTCGAGTCTCACCGTGTTGAGATAGCATTGCAGTTCCTCTAACTGTATCGGGAGCTTTATCTCTAAAGCCCTGCATCAACTCAGGAATACCAAAACTTAAATCTATATAATGCTCTACTCTATCTATTAACGCATAAAACTCACCAGCAAGTGACTGAGGGGCAGGAAAGTGTGGTTGCCCAAACTCTGGATTATAAGGTATGACTGCATTGGGATTGGCCCAATCTTTTTCCAGCTGCCCCAAGTCATCTACGCTACCCTCTGGAACGAGTAGCTTTAGGCCTGCAGAGGCCTGTGCGTGAGAGAGAGTGAGAGAAAAAAGTTTGTTTAACAGTCTTTGAGAATCCTTTACCTTAGATACATCTGATTTTGGATACGGAGTATTTGTCCATATATTTGGAACTGGTACTATCGGATACACATCAGTATTTAATATGTTCTCGTAAAGCAATACATCGCCAACTGTACATGTAATTTTAATTCTTGTTTGCTGAACTTCTACTAAATCAACAAGACCTTGTTCAATTATTTCTGCATTCTGCTCAATAAACTGAAAGTATTGTTCTTGATTTAATATTTGCTCTTGACCATTCTGTCTGTTAAAAAGTCTATAGAATGGAACTTTTACTTTTTGAAATCTTTCTAATATTCTATATCTCTCTGTTCTCTGTATATCTCTACCTAAAACTTCATCAGGTGTAAAAGACTGAGTTGAGTTTTTCATTTGAGAACTAGGATAATCCTCTTCATTTGTTATAGCTTCAATGTCATCTATAGAATCTATTAACGTAGGATATATATTAAGAATCTGGTCTCTTGTAACTACGGTAGATAAAATCATTCCAGATGCGTCATCAAAGTAACGATGTCTTGACGCTGGGTCTACGTAAACTCTAAAGGGGTCTACATATGTGAATTTTATCTCGCCCCGTCCGTAATCAGCCTCAGGGTCAATGTAGGCATAAAAATATCCAAGACCTGTTGTAGCATAATCATGCACAGCTTGCTTGAACTGGGTATCTCCATCAGAGATATCCCATACGTACTCTAGTATAACACGCCATACTAGGGCGAGTCTATTATCAGAATCTTCTCGTCCTATGGCGCTATATTTAGGAGAACGAGAAGTTAATAGAGATTTTAATTTTTCTATGGCTGCATATACACGGTCTATTACAAAATCAGCTTGACCTACTGATTGTAAAATTTCAGACTCATCATTTGTGTAATGGTTGCCTAAAAAGAAGTCGACAGAGTCACGAGCTTCTGTATCCCAGTCAGCCCTACTGTCTCTCCATGTTCTCCATAACTGCTTATTAACTTCAGCTGGATTTTGCTCCTGCTGTTCTATTTCTTGTATACTAGAGATGTCTACACCTTTATAAAGTTAAAATAATTTCAAAGACTAATTTAATACAAGTTTTCCCGAAAGTCAACCCTTTTTTTAAAAAAAATTATAATTTTTGCCCTGTCATCCAAGATATTGCTCTTTTAACGGCTCTTTTCTTATCTTGCTTCTTTAATATGTCATCCATATCCTTAGCTTCAAACCTCCTACTTATAGGAGCTCTAGAGTGGACTAATGCATACCATATACCATCAAGAAGGTCATCGTTCTTTCCTTTTGGAAACTGGAACATTTCATCTACAAGATCTTGATGTTTTCTTTTTATATGCATCTTACCTCTGTTTACTATCGGAGCAACTAAGGATTCTAACCTATCTTCTTTTTTAATACCAGATGGTGGTCTAACTCCTTTAGCTAAACCCGGCATCATCTTTCTTTCACTACCAGATAATTGGTTAACTGCATCTTTAATTATACCTTGAGCTCCAACTAACTCCACGTTAGCTCTTTTAATAGGGCTATACTCCTTTGCATATTGCAGTATCTCATCAGGCATTTCATACAAAGGTATACGCTCACGAAAATAATCTATAATATAAACATTCTTATCGCTATCTACTCCAACTACCATGATTACTTGAAAGTCACTATTCTCATTTGCTTCGTATGCTAAGTCAACACCTATGTAAACATTTACAGGTATAGCATCTTCTTTATCAACTATGTAAGCAAAATTGCCATTAGAAACAAACTCACCATTATATGTAACAAGCCTATCTACTTTAAACTTAGCATTTGTTAAGTCACGAGCTTCGTTTAAATATTCTTGTGCAAACTTGTGAGTAAGCCCTACATCTTGGAATCTTCTTCTAATGTCATCTAACTTCTCAACAGAAAAATAAGATGGCCACAAAGCAACTCCGTTATCAATAGCTTTATGATATACAACCTCCCAAGCATACTTTCTTTTTACTTTCTGAGCTTCTGTATATCCATCGTAGATGCCTTGCAAGAAAGAATCAAAGTGTACAATAGTTCCTATAAGCCAAACAGAACCCTCGTTACCTGCAGAGTTTTCAAGAGCAGGTTCAACAGTTGACATTACCCACTCTTTAATTTCTCTTCTTCTATCTGGTGTCTTTGTGTTTAACTCTGATTCAAAGTCATCAAGTATAATATTTGTATATCGAAGTCCTAACTGAGAACGACCACGAAGTCTTTGACTTGTACCTTTTGCAATTATCCTATCACCTTTACTAGTCGTAAATTCTTTTTCAGTCCACTTACTTCCCTGCAAGTCACCAAAGTAATAATTTAATGCAGGATTTATTTCTATATGATTTTGTATATATTTGATATGGTCAATAGCCTGAGACTGTTCCTCAGCTACCCACGCAATAAATTCTTTTTTACCCTCTGGATTAAAATAAAGCTTATGCATCAATGCAGATTTAGCTAGTGTACTCTTACCATGACCACGAGGTAATATAATACATATTCTTTTATTTTCTTCTGATAATAATACGTTGCTTAATTCGTATTGATAGGGAGCGGGAGAAGAT